AAAGAATAAAACTTGATTGCCCTTCTTACGATAAACAAGACCATTGCGCATTTCATACATGCTATCCTGTTCTTTTTCTAAACGTGCCTTTAGCTCTTTGATAACTGGATCTTGTGTTTGACAAACAGATAACTCAAATTCAAATGTGTTGGGCTCGACAACCAAAATACTATTTGCCCTGCTTAATGCATCTACATGTTGCATTCTTTTTCCTGGTCTGTGTTCGGTGGAATAATCGTAATTCTGTAACTCAAGTGCCCAACGGGCAATTCGCGGATTAATATCTTTCTTATGTAATGTCATAACTAACGCGTTGCAATCGGTAACTATTTTAAAAGGAATACCTTGTAGGTAAATACGGAATCTTCTTAAAGCATATACAATAGCGAGTGTCTCAAGTTCGTAACTATGATAACGTGATTCAACTTCAGTGGTTTTTTGCGAAAAATAAAAAATCGGATGAAATTTCTTATCAGATTTACGTTGTAATAATACCGCACCAAAACCTCGTGAGCTCGCGTCACAATGAAGTTCAGTCTCGTCCCCTGGATTGTATATGGATAAGATCGGCATTGAAGTCAGTCTAGTTTTGAGCATTTCAAATGCTTCCCTCTGTTTTGGTCCAAACTCAAACGTTATTCTTTTTTTAACTAAGTCGTATAAGGGCCCAGCGATCAGTGAAAAATCTTTTACAAATTTTCTAAAATACGAACACAGGCCAAGAAAACTTTGTACGTCTCGAATACATTTAGGAGTAGGAAATTCTTTCACCGCAACTATACCTGAATTACTCGGTTGTATGCCCTTAGCCGTAATGACGTATCCCAGAAACTCAACTTTTTCATACAGAAAACAACACTTATTCAATCACAACTCAAGCATATTTTCCACAAGTAGCTTTAAAACGCGATCAAGTACCTCAAAATGTTTCTCTATCGTATCAGTTGCAACAAGGAAATCGTCCATATACGCCACAACATTTCCAGCCATAATTAGATCATGTAAAATATCATTGACGAAACGTTGAAATCGCGCAGGCGCGTTCTTTAAGCCAAATGGCATTCTTGTATACTCAAATTGACCAAAAGGCGTAATAAAAGCCGTATATTTTATGCTATCTTTATCTATATACACGTGGTGAAATCCATCTTTCAAGTCTAATGACGTAAAATAACGTTTTCCTTGTAGCGCATTAATCTGTTCCTCAATAATCGGTAGAGGGTAATTGTCTCGTGCCGTAATTTTGTTTAAAGCTCGATAGTCTACACACATACGAATATTCCCATTTTTTTTTCGTACCAACACAGTGCGTGACGCGTATTCTGAAAAACTAGGACGAATAATTCCCCGTGCTAACAGATCATCTAAAATAATGCGTACTTTAGTTTTTTCATCAACCGATAATCTACTAGGCGTGAAATGGAATGGCTGTTTCTCTTTCACATGTAGCTTTAATTCTGCTCTGATCTTTGGTTCTGACGGTCTCTCAACCAATAAATAATCTTTAGTAAATTTTTCAATAAACCTTTTCCTAATTGCATAAGGCAAATTTGGATTTATTTTTAACGCGTCTTTCTCATCACCGACTATTTCGTCTGCCTCTATATTCAGTATCTCGTTTGCAATATTTCCGATTTCTTCTTCTTTTGATCGTTTTGCTATCGTAAGATCTAATTTTCTTAATATATCTCTACCCAACAACATATCACATTTTATAGTTTGATCAGGTACAACACGTAATATCGAATCATTCGTCATAGCATCTTCGAGACAAACCTTTGCGGTTACCCCACCCATAACTTTTAGTACGGAACCATTAATGCCTTCGTAACGCTCATTCTCTAAATGTAAAATTGAACTTGGCGGAATAAATTTAGCTTTAATAAGACTTATCGGACATGCAGTATCTAATTGTGTACTCACGACAATTCTACAATCTAACCCGGTCGCACTTAACTGAACTTCCGCTCGCTTAAGGAATTCGTTACTGTTCCATTTGCTCTCACGATCCGTAGTCACATTTGAGATTTGAGCCTCCTTCTGACTCGTTGTCGCCGACGCTGCTTGCTTCTTCTGATCACAATCTCGAACCCGATGATCCGTGGATCCGCATACGTAACAGGAGCCTCGTTCCCTCTTCGGCCTGTTGCAGTCCTTCGCGAGATGCCCTGTTTGATTACAATTATAACACTTGCTTTCTCGTCGTTGTTCTACTTCCTTTGTTTTAGGCTGCTGCTTATTATCCGATTGCTTATTATCTGTTTGCTTATTATCCGTTTTAAAAACTCCACTTCCTCGTCCTGGACGATTTTTACCTTCTGATCGTAACGTTATTTGTGCAAAAGCTTTCAGTAGATCCTCTTTCCTTCCAAAGCATTGCATGCGCGCCTGGTTACGCAAGTGTCCTTCCGGAATTCCGTCAATAACGAAATCGATTAACTCATCCTCCTCAACTGACGTTCTACCTGCTAATATTACCTTATCGTAATAGTAATCACTGAAGGATTCGTCATTGCGCCAACTTCTCTTCTCGAATCGTTGACGCAAATCTATTTTCGTTGGTCGATGATCAAACATCCTCTTCATGTGATCCAACAATTCATTCACCGACACCTCCAAATGTTCCGGTTTAGAATGAAACCATTGTAAAGCTTTCTTCTTTAATTTCATGCTTATCAAGATGCGCGTGTTGTTGTCATCAAGATTATACGTGGTACGAACAAGCTCAAGTTGCCTATGCCAATTCACAAACGTATCCTCGGCGCCCATAAAGTCACTCAATAAGTCTCCGAGTGCCGTAATATTAGGCCGTGGCAATGAAGATGGGTTATAATTTATTGGCATAAATGTAGATCTATCCTCGATCACTCTACTTCTCTCCAACTGTAAATCTTCTAATTGTTGACGTATGCGATCATTTTCACGTCTTATGCGTTCGATTTCACTAGGAAAACTTGACACTCTGTCGACGGGATTATCTCGGCCAGACATGCTATCCGTCGGCAATGGCCGTTCCTCATCCTCTTCCAAAAGATCATTATCTGAGTCCCTCTCTTGAGTCATTGGTTGCGGGTCTCTTGCGTTCTCAATTAATCTCGTGTTCCTCGCAATATCTTTCCATGCCCCACTGGGATCGTATTCATATAGCCTTTTCGTTAAAGTCGCCTTGTCACCTGTTTGTGGTAGATTCAGGCTCTTAAGAGTTGCCTTTAATTGTACGACCGTAAACTTCTCTTCGTCTGCCATGACACACGTTGATGTCCTGCGCTGAGATCTCTCTGCTTATCAGCACTTCTCACAGACTTCCACAATTGCGTCAGATGATCCGATCGCGAGTCGTTATCCCACTTCTGATATAAATTGTAGTCATATAAATGCGTAATCATAAACGCAGAAAGAAAAACGAACGCAAAATCAGAAAGATCGCACACACACGCACACGTTAATCTTCTATTGTCTTCTTCTTCTTCCTCCTCTCTTTCTGTTGTTTTTTTTCCTAGCCTCCTCTTTTTGGCTCGCGAGAGTGAGCATTCTATTTTTTTTAGTATCGGAATTACTTTCTAGATATTTTATAAATTTGTCCAACATCACAACTCTATTTATCCTTACTACTACAGTTTCGGCCATACTGACTATAGGCCGCCCCGGCCGTCTTACTTTAACTAGGTATCGTTACTATTTAGCTCGGAATCACTATCAGATACATCATACTCGATGGTTTTGTCACGCCATGGTTTCATTTTAGATGCCTCCCAAGTTCCTTGATACGGTCTTTGCGACACTTGGCACCCTTCTACATCGGCTACGATGTATCGATCATTTCTTAATTTACGGATAATACGATAAGGTCCTCTATACGCTGGAACCAACTTGCCGCCCGTAGTCTCGAAATTCTGTATCATAACGAGATCACCCTCAGAATAATCTCGTGCTGCTTTACGTTTTTTGTTTACATATTCCTCATTATATTCGCGTGTCTTTTCGATTTTTCCAGCCGCATCGGTTCGTATCTTAACTAAATCCCGTACATCCGACTCAGTTTGCTCTTCTACATATTCTTTCAACGCATCGTATACATGTCCACGCTGTGAACTCCAAACAACAATCGACTAGGGGTTTCTCCGGTAGCCCAATTTACAGTATTGTTTATAGCGTATTCAATTTCTCCTAATGATTTATGCCAATCCTTTCCGTCATATAGTTTCCCTAACGCTGGCGCTAGAATTCGATTATATCGCTCAACTTGACCGTTAGCCTGCGGCGAAGCAGTCGCAATTTTCACATGTTGTATATTGATTTCCTTAACAAAATCTTCGAACTCTTTAGACGTAAAACTAGTTCCACGATCTGATATTAACGTTCTCGGCTTACTATAAGCGCTAAAATAGTCTTTAAGACATCGAATAGTTTCACGCGAGGTCGTAGTTTTCACCGCGTATAGCTTCACAAACTTTGTAAACGCATCAACAATTAAGAGAACATACTTTTTCGACGCATTCGTACGATCTACAGGACCAAAATGGTCAACATGGATTGTCGCAAAAGGTACATTGTCTTTGGGTATACTATACATAAATCCTTCGGGCTTTCCTGACGCTTTCGAAAAAGCGATACATTTCGTACAATTCCTAATATGATCTTGAACTTTAGCTTTCATGTTCGGAAACCAATATGTTTCTTGTAGTAATGCTAACGTTTTATCTGTTCCGAAATGCCCAAAGTCATTATGGTATTTATGGAGTAGGTCTTGTTCCATTGCTCGCGGAACAAAGAATAAAACTTGATTGCCCTTCTTACGATAAACAAGACCATTGCGCATTTCATACATGCTATCCTGTTCTTTTTCTAAACGTGCCTTTAGCTCTTT